CACCATAGGTCTACAACTAGAATACACAAAAACCGTTAGGTTAAAACATATTCGTGTTCCCTATAACTGGGTGGATTTCAAAAAATGAGAGACAAATTTACATTAATAACTTTTTAGAAATTTTATTTTGTTTTATGTTATTAATCTACATAACTCTCCGTCACACTTTTACCACATTGTGACAATGTGACGCAAGATCTAATGTTAACTTGCGATTTTGTTTAAATTGTTTATACATATGTTAGCATAATTGGAGGACACCCAATAAAATAACTAAGTTGATAGTCATCTCTTACGGAACGCATCAAACCATAAGTTGAAATGGTTGTAGAACTACTACCAGATATTTCCAACCCGTGGCTTGGATATGGTCCTCCGAGATTGACTTTAGAATCAGCTGCCAACGCATTATACACAGGACTACATTTGGTATTGCAATAGTAAGGAACTTCAAAAATATTTGTTGCAACACTACCATCAGATGTATATATACCACATTTCATGGTTTTCTGAGTCAAATTATTCCAAGCATTGGCACCTCGTGAGCCAAAAGATTGTGGTACCAGTTCCAATTGAGTAGTATTTGCGTTAGTTCTATAAAGCGCCCCAGAGACATCACCTGTATTTCCTCCTAAATATTGTACCACCATACCCCCGTGATAAAAGCGGTACATATTTGCAATGAAACTAAGCATATCTCCTCCAACATTCGGGGAATCTATAACTCCCGTGGACGCATTAAGAGAAACGACTCCTACAGTGAAAGGGTAAAACCCTACATTACTGGTAGATGTACCAACGGATGTCGATCGAAAATAAACCCAAGACATTCGCTGTATCAATTGCTTTACACTAGCAAAGCATTCTCCATAACTTTGTTGGGCATATTGTAAATTACCAGTATCAATAATGGCGTTACCAATAGGTTTATCAATCACTTGCTTTACGTCCATTTGTGGCGAAACAACTCTTACTACATTAGCGTAAGTTGTGGTAAAGTCATTGTATCCATTGTTTAGATTTGCTTGAAATTCAAAGTCGTCCCCACCGGCAGCATAGATTAAATAATCTATGTTTTGAGCTACCGTTTCGGGGCATCGCAATTCATTTAACACTGTAATATAGACCACTCCCATAGTAGTCCCACAAGACCTATAACTAGCAGCTTGTAAATAAGGAATATGTAGTGTGAATTCATTTCCTTCCTTTAAATCTACGATCTCTCTAAGAGCAAGTGTTGAATTGGTTATTGTTGGGGTTGTTGTTATGAATGTGGTGTCGACTGGCAAATACACAATTTGCAATCTTCCAGTATGGAATTCTGTCTTAGCAAATTTTATTGTTAAACGAATTGATCCTCTATAAGCAGACATAACATTGCTTAAATAATATACTGGTGGACCAACACCGTACGTCATCGTATGTGTCGACACTGTCTTTGTCCCAACTTCCCTAAACTGGGCTGGGTCCATTTCCAGAGACTGCAGCAACGTCCCATTAGTATCAGTTGTATTCCAAGTGGCAGTCTTATAAACAGTACAAACTCTTTTCAAGAATTCAAATGACATTTCATCCTCATCTGTTATTGAATTTACTGAAGTGACTGTGGTCCTATTTGAGTTTATCAAAGCCAATGGAACACTAGAGTCAACTCCATCTGAAACAGCAGCACATCTATTCTGAGAACGCATCACTGGCGTAACTAATTCTTCAATGTTTGCTTTACTCCACCCAAAATGGGAAGCCAGAGCACCCAAACCTCGGAATACCCATGACGCTGGTTGTGTAACTGGTCCTAATGTAGGAACACTACTAACTCCTTCCGCCACCTGCGCAGCTAATCCTAAGCCTTTGGAAATGACTCCTCCGCTCAAAACAGAGTGTTCGCTCCTCGACACTACTTTTGCAGAATATTTCTTTTTGGAAACAGAGCTCTGTGGCAATAGTGGAGCCGCCAATTCAAAGTCCTCAAAGTGCATATAGAGTGAATATCCTACATCTGTTTCCCCTGCCGCGCCTGATTTCAACTTTGCAAAGACAGAAAGGAACACTTGACCCCAATCTCCGAGAGATGGGGATCTTGCGCAGAAATTATATGGAGTAACATAAGGCACTTTCAACACAGCGCCTGAATCGCGGCAATCTATTTCAACGCAAGGTTGCATCCTCTTTGAAGCCTTTAGAGTACTATGTAAGTAAAATTCTGTACTAGATACACTTGTGTATGGTAAAAAGTGCAGGAGCAATTTTCCCTGTTGAAAAGGGTTTGCATTAATGACTATAGTTATTACAGCGGTACCTCTATATAAATTGTATCCCTGGACTTTATTAGCCCAATACGTCGTACTTTCTATCAAAGCTTGAATAGAAAAGTTATACAACTGTAAATTATCTGCATCAGAAGTTGTCCATGTAGAATTATACAGTAGTTGTGGTTTAGCCAAAAAGTCTCGTAATCCTTGATCAGTGATAGCAATATTATCGCTTATGGTCATATGGTTGAAATCAGATAATACTTTTGTAGAATCATGTACAAAACTAGTTGTGTTAGCAGGCATAATAGAAGATCCTACTGGTTTGTTTGCGTCTTCAAACGCATTACTTGTTCGTTGTTCTGCAAGTCTGTTAATCTAGGTGAACTCTCGACTTAGAGATGTTCGCCGATCCGGTTGTCTGGGTTTGAGTTCTCACTCGCGGCACCCTGATTAGTAAGGTTAAATAACCCACCGCTTCCCTGCACTATATGCTTCTTATTCTCATTTCCTCCGGAATATTCATAGAGCAAGTGGTCAAAATAGTACTTATAATCGCACACCTCGGGACGTGTACATGTTAATGAAATAGAAGAGCTTAACTACTCAAATTTAGCTATTGTAAAATATTATGTCGCTACAAATAATAAGTTGTATAATAAGCTATACATACTCTTCTTGGTAATTCACCAAGGTAGTTTATCGTCATTGCGGACTGCTGGTTTTAGAACTCAAACTCCATATCTAAAATAGCATCTCTATTCAAGCTATATGTAGTATAAATAGGTCTATAATTCAATTTGCTGCAAGAGGCTTCAATAATTTTTGGAGCCCACTCGTTGTATGTCTCCTTGCCATGTAAAGCAAGTTTATGTAACAAGGTATCTACGGTTTTATTTACACTTTCTGGGTCCTTCCCATTGCTCTTAGTCCAATATGGCATATCTAGTATACTATCTAGGGCTTGAGCAGCGACCCATTTACCTGTGTCTTTATCAAGTCTAAAAGCACATTTCAAAAAAGAACAGTCAGTCAAAGTTCTATGGGTTTCGTGAATGCTCTCCTTATCTTCAGCAGTATAAGTCATACCAATTAAAGACATATGGAAAGTCATCGCAGATTGCGTGATAGCTTCAAGAGCCTCACTAACTGAAATACCATTATCATCCCCATATGTTATAATTCTAAGATTGGCTTCTAAAAATTCCGTATCGGGAACACTTCTATCAAACTTTTCTGGCATTGCGTCCTTCATGATCATTACACTACAATATCGTATAAGTATGTTATTTACAATGGAATTGATAAATACTGTGAGTACATGACCAGAAGGTAATGCTCCCATCCATTCATACACATAACTAATTTTTATATCAACTCCAAGAAATTTACAAGACTCATATGCGATCTTAACTTCATCATCAAAATTATAAATATGCTTTGAATTTACAAGATCTTCATATAAGACTGCTCGTATTAGTCTCTCTTCTGGGGTTGCATTATAGTAGTAAGCTTCTATAAACTGTAGAGCAGCATATAACATCATGGGAGATTGGGATCCATCATATTTGGCATAATCACCAAAAATATTAAGATCACCAACACTTCGTAGGTGTTTAACAACAGTAGCCCAGTCGTCACTAAATGGATTTATACCGACTGCGACTCCATTGAAGATTCTATTGTCGATCATCCATTGAGTAAACGATCCAAAGTATCGTCTACATAGTATAGCATAGACAAGGGGTGAAGCACTAAACATGCGAACTTTCATATCCTTCACTTTCTGAGTCTTTCTTCTTTCAGCTTTAAGATGGTCCATGAAAAAGAATTCTACGCGTTTTCCTTTCTTCATTGCTTCCAATGCCGTTTCTACGTCTTTTTCTAATTCCTTAGCTAATGGAGAATCGAACGTATAAGGCCCATCCTCTCCAAATGCCGGAGTTTTACCCTTTCCTTTCCATTGCTGTGCATACGGGTAACCAGCAGAAGTATCTCTAGGAATACCTTTATATTCCCCAGGTATGCCTTCTACTGCTTGCTTGTAACTGAGAATATAGGGTTCTACAAACGATTTTCTGGAAGTTTGCCTACATAGATTTGCATATGATTGTGTGACAATATCTAATAACCTTAAATCCATACATTTATATGGGGGATTGTAGTTCTGCCGGGCCTTAACCCATGGATTTACGCCATCTACAGTGCGTAAAACTGTGGGAGCGTATTCAGCGGGACCCCATGCCTCATATAATGGAGATCTTATGATGTTATTCTTTGTTGAAGAAAACATTTTAGGTATTTTCTTTATTAGCACAAATCGCGGGTCCAGATCCATTTGGGGTCCTTTAATTGGAATCATGTCATCTTCTACCTCAACTTGCACGTGTTGATATCCCTCCTTCTCGAAAGTATCAAAAACCATGTCGAAGTCTTCTTTGAAGACGGCTACACTATCTCCTGATCGTACTACGTCACCACATACATGTATTCCAAGAAGTTTAGTCGTAATTCTGGAATCAGATGAAAACAAAATCTCTCCGCACTCACCTATTGTAGTGGCAATGTTATACTCGTATGATCTTTCATTAGCATAATATGAATATCTCAAGGCACCTATCGTTCTAATCTCGGTAGTATGTATCTTCAGGAGATCATTATTAAATCGAGCTAGTGCTCCGTGAAAATTGCCTAAAAAAATTTTTTCTTCTCGATCCACAAGGAATTTAGATATGTCCCTATGCATATAAGTCTTTGGAATTAAGGCAAATATCAAATCAATATCTCCTTCTAGTTGTAAAAACTTTATGTCTTTAAACTTTATTTCAAAGGATGAACCGGGATTTAGACACTTGGAGAAAGTCAAGATAACCTCGTCACCTTCTTCCTCTAATTCTTTCCAGTGACACCAGAAATGATGGGGAAAAATGCCAATCCGTCCTTTTATAAATGTAAACGACGCCCTCTGGCCTTTGTTGGTTTTGATTAGATAATGGTTATTCTTTAGAACTGCACTCACCACATTATCAAAGTTGGTGTTAGCAGAACACATCTGTTCCTTTTGCTTACTAACTATCCTAGCATTAGTTTTCACTTGTGCTTTAACGGGTAGTTTCAACTTAGGAAAGGCTGATTGTTCAATTTTTAAAAAATTCTGTGTAAAATATTTCCATGCCATTAGTGCAACAGGTACACTAATGATAAGAGATGAAACTACTACATTATTTTTAATAATATTGAGAATATTACCTGTGACTTCCACAACGAGCTCCTTCGCAAGAACCATTGCGTCCGTCACATCATAATAAATATCTTCACACTTATCAACAAAATCGTACCATATCTTGTTTACTCTAGTCTGTAACTCTGTAATATCTACATCTGGGCTTTTTAAACAGTGATAAGGCAAATCCATTTGTGGAAAGAATTGCTGCCTTAAAGTTCTACAATGTTCCTGAATTTCTGGAAGAGCTGCTAATCGGTCTTTCGACTCACTACGTCTATTTCTATACGTAGCAGCCATCTTATCGACCATAGCTCTCCATTCAGTAGCACTAGAGGTAACATTTCCTGTAACGGGATCAAATGTATAAAATTCCATGTGAGAAAAATCTGTCTTTTTTCTTCCATATAATGCATCTACATTTAAACGTCTATCCCATAAATTATCAGAATCAGCAGTACCATGCAAACAAAAGGGTTTCTTTGGTACCATTATAAGAGGAAATGTGATTCTTCTGCACACTGGTTCAGGATCTATTAGGGAGTGTATCAACAAGGATTTAATATTCCCAATTGCTATTATAAATTGCGAATCAAACATCATTCCCTTGTCGGCTAAATCTGCCATGTGTACAGGATAAGGCCAACAATTAATAGCGCGCATAATGAAAAGATATCCATCATTAGGTTTCTGAATACTATAGCGTATGGCACCAAATTCGTCAACAACACAAAAATATTGCTTTCTATATCTATCGAAATAGACATTCTCTGGACAATAGGTGTATTGGAAATCATCCTTAGCAACTTCGTATCTCTTAAACATCTCATCTTCCATCGTAAGAGCAGCTAGCTCGTACATTAGTTGCGTGAGACAAGTGGATTTGCCAACTCCAGACGGTCCCACTATAAGTATAGCCATTGGAGTAATTCTCACACCATCGTCAAACATACCCATCTTCTTTATCTCCTTCACAAAGCTATTAACTCTATTTTGGAGCAAGACGGCTTTCTTATAATATTCTGTGTAGGCTGCTGATTTTGGAATTTTAACTACCAGCTTTTCCAGTTGATTAACAAGATCGATGATTTTGACGGCTTCCTCTTTAGAAAAAGGAATACCTTTATTAAATTGCTCAAGATATTCTTGTGTTTCCTTGGCTATAACATCTAGTTCGGGAAACATATTGTTGGAAAATACATTAGAGAATGATTCTCCGGATAACAATTTAACGAGTCTTTCAAAACATTCACACACAAATTCGACAAGATCCATACATCCTTCTTTGGCTTTTTTAATAGAGTGACATTCCTTTAAAAAACCACTCAAAGAGTCTCCTTTATATTCCTTGTCAAACGCGGAATAATACATCCACGCATAAATTGCGGTAATAAGGGGAGCAAGTAAGTCTGCATCCATTTGAGGCTTCTTTAAAAGAGCCAGAACTTGTTCTGTCTCTTGAGCACTATCATGAGCTTCATTACTCGAGATATAGAATTCAATACCTTGTAAGGCAATTGTAATACCCCCAAATATTGTTTGCTTCACGGAATCTACACAGTTATAGTTAATATAAAGACTTAGTACTTCATTTAAAATTTTTAGTGCATCGTTGCGCAACTTAAAATTTGCAATGCGCACCAAAATTGTAGCGAACATAATTAAAGTCTCTCTAACTTTCGGTGTGTTCCAACAGTCGGAAAGTTGAGAAAAAATGTTTTCTAAAGTAGGAAACTTTATATTATGTGTGAGTCCATGTTTGGAAATGTTCTCCACTACTTCATGAAGCTTCTCAAAGTTTTCATTGGCCGCTTTAGTTTGTTGTTCAAGTCTATCTGATACGTCTACTGTAATAGTGGGCATCATTTTAGAAAAGAATTCCATTTGTGGTTCCTTCTGAAAATTTAATTTTCTAGGTCTCCATGAGGTCTTAGATATCCTCAAATAATGGTAAGAAAATCTTCTTTTCCTATTCTTATTTGGAGCATAATAAATTTCATTAATATTTATAATTCGTTGTTCTCTTCTAGGTGTTACTATGGGAGATCTCTCTACTGTAGGGGCGCTGTACTTCTTTTTAGGAGAAATAGACTGACAATGTTTTCTAAGTACTACTTCACCGACCAGATGTCCGGATATGTAGTATGTTGAAATGAAATAAATAAAAGTCATCAAAAGCATTCCCTTAGCATATAAAATATTGGGAAATATCCAATAAAAACACATAAGTAGACATTGTAGTAATATAGATATTTTGATACACGAAATTACTACGCTTTCTACAAACCACGGAAACCACATACAATATGTAAACGAGTCTACATTATAGTCAATAAATTTTTGTGAATCACTCGGAGGTTCCAAAATACCTATACACTTATTTATCCTAATTATTTTCATAGCATTGGAACTGCCGGTTTGGGGATAGATAGTATATATTTCTTTGAAATATGCTCTATGTATTTCACGCATTCTCCCTTCATGTGTTTTTCCATCATAACGATAGAGATACATAAGCATTCTGAATGACGTGAGTTGTGTTAAATTACTTGGTCGTATAACCACAAGATATTCTAAAATTGTTTTAATGATATGAGGAACATCCTCTCGTATTAACTGTGAGATAAAGTTATTTAGTTCATCTCTGCGTTCGTGCAATTCTAAAGAATTGATTTGGTAAGGTAAAAATAGTTTGTTATTCGCTTTCATATGTAAAATTGTATTAGGTTGTATCTGTTTCGTGGGTTAGACAATCTGCCTTTTTAAAGAGTGGCTAATTCAGAGTAGAGCTCTTTTGGTATGGTCTACATACCAGGTCTATATATCTCCTTCATGCTTATCGTAATATTAATAGCTATACTGCTTAATATTTTGGTGAGGGCGAGTGTCAACATTTTCGATCACAAGTGTTTACTAGTGTTGGAGTGACTCATCTCTGCCGGAATAAAAATAATAATAAGATTTACATTCTTTGAAATATATATTCCTAAGGGGGACTAGCCCTTACTATGTGATACGCTTGATAGTACCACTTTTATAGTTCTTGTATTTTGTTTTTTGGTATTATAGTAATTATCTCTTAAATGGTAATTACGAATTTGTAAGCTCTCAAAAATGAATTCGAGCATAAAATGGTAAGTCCGTCTGACTACAAAGGGGAATGAATTCCCACTACTATCCTTTTAAAAATTAGCTAGTTCTAATAGAATAATAGCCCTAGTATTTACAAGAAGATTAAGAAATTATTCTTCAGTAGATTGATATTATTGCATAAACAATAATAGATCTATAAACTCTATAAGATGGTTATTAAACTCTAATTTAATAAGTCTTATAAATAGCATTTTGCTTCTGCATTGAAGGAGCGATAAAATATATGTGTTTTAC